TCCGACTCCGGCTCGCTGCTTGAAGGTCTGGACCTTGTAAAGAAGCGCCTTGGCCTCAGGGACGAGTGCCAAGGCGCGTTTTTCATCACCCTCGAGCCGAATCGATGGGACTCCATCGTAGACGGCCATGATGGGTTAGGTCGAGGTCAGCTGGACGCGGTACGCGAGGTTGAACACGTCCGTGTTGTACAGCGTGCGCGGCGCGCTGAACTTGGTCGCCGAGATCAGCTTGCCGGTGACCGCGCCCTTAGTCGCCTCGCTGAGTAGGGCTGCGCCGTTGACCGTCAGGCTCGAAGCCGTGGCGATCGTGAAGGAAGCCTTGTTGGAGAGGTTGTCGATCAGCGGCGTGGTCGGAGCAGTCGGCGTCCAGACCCGGCGGGTCGACTCGATGTACCCCTCCGTGTTGGAGGTGATCTCGCTCGCAGTGGCCGGGTAGCTCGCAGCGGTCAGGCTGGGCAGCGGGGTGTAGTTCGCTGCGTACAGCGACAGGTACCACGTGGGGATTTTGGTGCCGTTGTTGAGGCCGACCGACAGCAGGTAGATCAGACCTTCGTCAGGCAGAAGGTTGGGGTCTTGGCGCTCGTCTTGGCCGTTCACGTCGTGGATGTACGTACCCGAGATGAAGGCCTTGGCCTTAGGGAAGTACAAACCGCGCTCGTCGCCGGTGCGCTCGTACTTGTAGGAAGTGAGCGCCTTGATGAACTCGCCAGCGTACTTCAACAGACTGTTTTTCATGATGGTTTTCCTTTCAAAGGTTAAGTCGGTGGACTGTGTTACGAGTGCTGACCTTAATAGTCCGTCTCGATATAAATACTACACACGTCAAGACCCACCGCAAGAGCGGTGGCGTTGTTGCAGCGCCAGAGCTGATGGCACAGGAGCGTGGTTGCACTCGGGATTTCCGTCGACGGCAAGAACCCCGTCGCTTCGAATGGCGTGTTCAGACGCCGGACCTGCCAGTAGCACCCACCCGCCGGTGGCGCAAAAAGGCTGAGTTCGTAGGCGTCGGCGTTGGTGTTGGCAGGAAAATCGGCACCAAGGTCAATTGGAGTCTTCGCCGTGGCGTTGCCGTAGATGATATGCAGATTATTGGACGCCGCGATCTGACCGACGCCGATGCAGCTGATCTTCGTCGATGGGTCGACGTTCGTAGGCGCGGCGGTGGACGCATCCAGTCCGATGAACATGCGCGCACCAGCCACCGTGGCTGCGTCGCTGACGCCGAAGCGGTAGCGCGCGAAGAAGCCGCCAAGGCCGGGGCCAGCCCCAGTCGTGTACTTGGCCACTGCCTCACGCACACCAGCCATCGCGCCGGCGGTGGCGGCAGACACATACCCTATACGGGTCATGCGCGTCAGCAGGTTGGTGGTGGCGACCGAGCGCACGGTCGCCGTGCCGACGACCGTCAACGCAGCCATGCCGAAGACACCCGGCACCGTGGTCGAGCCGCCGGGGGGTATCCACAGAGCGACTTTGTTGCCGCCGAGATGGGCTTGCAACGCAGTGTCCAGACCGGACGGGCCGATCTGCGAGGCCATCGCCCGACCAGCGATATTCTTGATGAAGATCGTCCCGTAGCCCGTACTCGGTACTGCCGGGTTCTGCGTGACTGGGAGCGTCAGTGTCGCAAGGGTGCTGCTCTCGGCAGACGATACCTGTACGCCACCGTTCTCGCTGTAGACCAGCACTTGCCCGGGCTGCAGCATCGCCTTCGCAATCGGGGCGGTGGCCGCTCCGGTGTTGTGGGAGATGGTGAAGAGCCCGGCCGAGGCGTCATCGTTTGTCACCGTGACGAGCCGGACGTTCCGGGTTCCGGTCCCAGCGTAGGTTGCGATGTCGTACGTGGTAGCGGACGAGGTCACGATGGCGCTCGATCCGTCCAGCGTAGCTCCGGAGACGTCTGCGTAAGAGGCGTGCGCGCGAGAGGCAAGCGCGCTCGGGTTACCGATCGTGATCGAGTGCCCGTTCTTCAAGTAGATCATCAGAACCCCCCGAGCCCAGCGAGGGCAAACTCATACGTGGTGCCACCACCGCCTTCGCCCTCCTTCGCAAGAGCTTGGTACGTAGACGTGGAGGTGGCGATCGCCACGCGGTTCTCATCCGTCAGGGCATACAGCTGCCACGGGACGAGCAGGCCACTGGTCGCGAGCGCATCCAGCGCCGCGCGCGTACCACGAGCGTGCCGGACAGTTGCCATCAGAACGTACCGCAGTCAATGTCGCCGACGGCGAGCGTGACAAAGGCATTGCCCGCATCCTTGGTCCACTGCAGGGACGAGTTGAGCCGGATAACACCGTCCGTGCCGTCGGTGCCCCAGATATACCCGGAGGTGCCACCAGCGACAATGGCCACCTTCTCGTCGGTGGAGCTGGGGGGGATGTTCAAGGCGGTCTTGAACGCGTCGAAGGTGATCTTCTTCTCCTTCTGGCCGGCAGCGTCCGCGTCGTGAATCAAGAGATAGTCAGCGGCACCGTTCACAGACGCCAAGGTCTGGAGGTCGTCAATGGCCGGAACGACTGGCAGCTTATTGGTGGCGTCGATAGCCACATGCAGAGTACCGCGATCCGTGGTGATCATCGGTTCGCCCGGGAGCATGCCGGACGTGGGGAGGTTGGCCTTCAGGCCACGTTTGAGTTGAATACGAGCCATGATGATTCTCCTTAGAAAAAAGTTACACCGTTAGAAAAAAGTTCCACCGTCAATGACGTCCGTAGGCACGAGCGGAATCGGATGTACATCCGAGACCGGGTGCGTATGCCCGACATCGCTTTTACTGCTCAACGCTGCTTCCAACCCAGTTACGTCCGACACCCTGATCAGTCCCTGAGCAGTAGGTGCAACGCCGGTTGCCGTGACTCCGTCCACGAAACGACCGCCCCTCCAAACACGGCTGTTTGGATTGGGCGGATAAAACTTGCCAGCAAGGAAGTATCTCATGCTATCACCCTATTACCGAATCGACAGCAGTTCCGAAGGTCGCCGTAGACGTGGAGTTTACAGGAGTGATGACTTGTTTGCGACCTTCGCGCAACAGGAAGGCCGACCGTCCGGTCAACCCGCTGGGAACTCTCAGACGGTCGGGCTGGAGCTCGACCGTTACACCGCCCGGCATCCCAACCACGTAGCCAGACGTGCTCAGCCAGACCGCCACGGGGGCTTCGGCCGGCACCTGCTTGGGAGGAAAGTGCTCCGGAGGAACCATGATGCTGGAGCGCACAACCGCGCGGCACGAGGACACGCGGCGCTGCTCGAACTTGACCGGGTCATTGCCCGCCAAAAACCAGACCCCCCGACTATCACCGACGTACAGCCCATCGCCGACCGACTCGACGAACGCGATGTGCCCACTGAAGGGGATCACGTTGTGGGCCGGGTTGTGCAGGTGCGGGCGCATAGCCTCGGAGAAATACAGCGCGTCGTTCTTGGCGGTGTACAAGCGGCCGTTGTGCCAGCAAATGAAATCCCCAGCCGGCAGGGGGGTCAGGAACCGGGTATCCAACTGTTTACCTTGCGCGGTCTCGGCCACCACGTAGGATGGGAACACGGCGGGAAGCTCGGCGGCCCGGCGCAGCACGTCTCCGTCGGCGGAGGTGATGTAGACGAAGATCGCCCACCCCATACGCTGGGGAAGGTTCGAGAGCCGAATGCCGCCGCCGTCCGGAAGGTCGATCACCTGCAGCTCGGTAGCCCCACTTTCCTCGCCACGGTCATCCACGAACGTGATGGACACGCCGTACCGGCCGGGGGTCAGGCCACCGGGGGCTGGCGACAACGTGGGGGTGGTCGGGACCGGCACCCCGACGGGCCGCGCCAGCGTGCTATTGCTCGGCACCCAGCCGATAGTGGTCTTGTTGGTGAAGTACAGGTTGCCGTTGTACTCGGTGTAGGCGAGCTTGTCGGCCGAGTTCAGCACTGCGAGCGAGGTGAGCTCATAGGTGTCGGTGTTGAGTCGGAACAATTCGGCGTCGCGCGCCACGAGCGTCCAGCCTTTTTGCGCCGCGTAGTACAGGCTGTGCATACCCGGAGCGGCCATGCGGCGAGTGTACCCCGCGCGGCGCTTGAAGCGCCCGACGCGGTCGATATCGACGTTGACGGCGGAGCGAACCGCCCCTCCGACAAGGGCGGTCTCGCTGGAGAGCATGTCGACACCGGCAATCGGCAGCGGGTACGGCTTGGTCTGGCTCATCAAATCACCACCGGTTGAGGGACATTCTGCTGCGACAGGACCGGCAGCGGGGTCACGACACGATTGGTACAGCCGAACGGGTTGGACACGCTCGGACCGGCGAAGCCGATCTCGGGGATGCCCATTGGGCGAATCGGGACCCCAACGCGCAGTGAGCCGACCGCACTGTCGGACGGGCCCGACGGGCGCAGGGGGTGAAGCATGCGCGGGATCCCCATGAAACTGAGATCGTCCCCATAAGGCTTGACCTTACCCGCCTCCCACCGGTCGATGTCGCCAACCTCCAAGCTGTCCCAACCCGCCGGGAGGATAGTCGCCACCGTCTTGATAATGCAGTTCCCGCTATTGTATCCCGAGATCCCCCGGCCGAGAATAGTCCGGATGGAGTGGGAGATCAGGTGGTTCCCGACGGCCGAATCCGGGCCGATGCCGGCCAGACCGCCTTCGGGGTTGCGACGGCGCACACG